TAGTTAGCGTAGTCCATAGGCGGGGTGTGGCCGACTCCGTAAAACTCTTCCGGCATCTTGTTGTGTTTCCTTCTGTTCTCGTCAGCTGTGATTATCTGTAAGTTCCAAGGAACATTCAATCCGCACACAGTCTTACCCATGATTGGGTAGTAGTGGTCAAGATGATGCTCCACGCCAGTTTTGCGTGATATGCTATCGCGCGTCTTGGCAAGCAATGTGAGGTCATCCCAGTTCACCCATTCTGGCGTGGCTTGTTGCACCTTAGAGTTACGCTTAACGTAATACATTGTGAAGTAGTTTGGGTTTTCCTTTTTCCACTTCACCTTGTAAGCACGGTTTAATTGTGTGTACCGTTCACGGTTGTCTTCCTTGTGCTTGCGCTTGTACGCCTTTACTTCTTCGCGTTGACTGTGTTCGCGGCTACATTCAACGCAATGACCTCCCTTTGTCCATCGTGCCGCAATATGTCCATGCTTACAGGGGATACCATGAAAATATGTCTTGTCACCATTGGCGATTGCGGCTTGACGTGCAGCTTCGCGCAAAGGTTTATCTTTGGATAAAACACGTTTAGCTTTTTGATATTGCTTGGATTTCTCATTACTACAGATGATACAGTTGAAGTTTGCAACGCTTCTTTCAGCTATATGCCCTTTTTGACATGGTTTGCCAGTAAAATATCGTGTGAGACCTTTGGCGATGGCCTCATCCCGCGTAATAATTCTGTTGCCGTATTTCTTAGCGGCGTCAGCATTTTCCTTGTGAGTTTTGTTGCGCTTGTCCAGCTGCTTTTTGTGACATGGTTGAGACAACTCACGGCCACAGGCTACACAGCAATTCGATGACACATACCGTTCAGATATGTGGCCATGCGCACAAGGCTTGCCTGTAAAGTATCGCGTTAAGCCTTTCTCTTTGGCTTCTTTGCGTGTGATGATTTCCATTGTCTTGCCTCCATTTTGTGTCTTGACAGGGTTATCCACAGCTGATTAAAATCTCTTTAACAGCACAGCAATGCGGCCGCATGTAGTGAACAGCGTTATCAGCAGTTGCAGTGATACTAACTAAACTTTTCTATATAAAAAAAAGAGCATCGCTGAGAAAGCAATGCATTGCATGCAATGCATTGCTGGGTTTTTTTAGAATTTTTAATCTTCAATCTCCATGCTTCTAGTGCGCCGCCATTCTGGTTGGCTAGTCTCCACGATTTGCGATATGGCATAGCGGTCAAAGATATTCGGATGCCTTCGCATCATCGAGCCCGCACTGCTTCGGGCTTTCTCTATTGTGTCGAATACCTCGTAGTGGTGCTTTTCCGTGGTGTCTCCGCTGATGCCCGGAAAAAAGCGCAGTGTGTAAGCTAGTAGATACATGTCTATCTGTCCTCCGTTTTGATGCCAAACAAATTTGTCAGGTCGTGGTTGTTCCTTTCCAGTTCGATGATGTCTTCATAAGAAAACGACACCAGACACCTTGCAGACTCTAATATGGAGTCTGTTGTACGCAGTATGTTTAGAATAGCTTTTTGCTGTTCACTGGTCAGGGCGTCAAAGCTTTTGCGGCGTTCCGCTTGCGCTTTCTCCATAGCCTTAAGCGCTTTTTTAAACTGTGTTTGTACGGTTGCCATGTCTCAACCTCCGGTGTTTATCTGTGAGATGTCTCTGTGGATAATCTTGGCAACAAACCACGTTTCCATGCGGTATCCGTGGGCTTTCTTTTGTCGCGCTATCCACTCTAGGGCTTTCTCTTCTGTGTCGTGTAACTGCCAGTCATCGTCATATTGAAACGGCCCTGTCTGTATTGAATATGTTGTAAGGTAGTCTTCCATTATTCTGCCTCCGCTTCTCTGAATTGAATTTTGCATTCTTTTGTTGTGAACTTGACGACAATATAGGCTTTTTCGTCTGGGTCGTTGTTCATCAACATTTTGTCGGCGATGTCTGTCACCTCTGCGACAAATACAGGCCAGTCTTTCTCAACATCCCAATGGAAAGCCGCTGATGCTTGTAGCCGCTCGAGCCCCATTGATGTAGGGGTCCATATTTCAACGGTTGCGCTTGCAAAATGTCTGGACATTATTCTGCCTCCTCTTGGGCTTCAAAGATGTTTTTGTTGTAACCTTCCAATATTGATTTGCCCTTGCTGTTACGTTGATGGCTAACCTGAAACGTGCCGCCTGTGTCGTGGTCAAGCACATCAAACCAATTAGAATAATAATGCGTTTTGCCAGACCTACTTGCCCCCTTGTGGTGCGAATGAAATTCTATGGTGTAACGTCCATTGCGCCCGCCACGCCGCCATATCGCGTCAGGGTCTGGTGAGTATTTGGGGATGTTAATCAGACCACATAGAAAGCTATAGTCTCTGATTTCATCGTGCGTTATGTCCAATGGGTTAGCGCGGACATGATAAACCCTACCCCAAAAAAGCTCTGCCCTCTTTTGTTTTGTAATTCTAGCCATTATTCTGCCTCCTCTATGGCTGTTGATGCTTCAGCTGTTTGAATGATGCCACCAGTCATTGCGGCCCATTCACATTCTGCGGCATGTTCTGCGTGTTCTAGGCTGTCTGCCTCCACTGTTATGATGCGCTCTACCAGTCCGATGACGGTCACTGTGTACTTTTGCATGTCATTGTCTCCGTAGTTCTGCCAGCATCGTATCAATGCGGGCCAGTGTTGCCATGTTGCGGGCGTGGTGTCCGTAGTTTATAGGGATTTCGTCTAGTAACGCCTCGCGTTCTTCATTCAGCTGGTTAATCCGGCAATCAATATGCCTGTCGATGTCTGCCTGCGCTTCGCCTGCCGTGTTGTAATGGTAAACGCCTAGTTTGTAGCCGCCACCTTGAATAGGTTCGATTTCATGGCCTCTGTATAGGAATAGTGACATTGTATTACCTCCGTAATCGCGTTTTAAAGCCCGCTGAGGCCTGTCAAAGCTTCAGCGGGTAGGTTGGTGCTAGTTAAGGTCTGCGAGGGTGATTGTGCCGTCCTTAATCAGCTTTTCAGTTTCTGCTTTTTTCATGTCTAAAAACATGTTCCGGTACTTTCCGGTTGTTTTGCTGAAATCCCAGCTGTCGCGGTCAAGCTTTATTGTGCCGTCAACGCCTTTAAAGGCTATGACTGTGGTGTAGCTTTGAAAATACCAGCCGTCCTCTGTATGAATGACAAACTGGTCTGGAACCTTGTTGCCAGATGGTGAAAGCATGTTTGTAACTGTTGGAATGTATGCCATGGTAAAACCTCCGTTAATGGCGTTGTCGATAGTGTGATGCTTGCCTATGAATGTGTCTAAAATAGGGCAAGCTGTTGATTATTTTGTCGCGGTGTCTGTTCTTTGAATAAATGCGGGAACAGTGTCGAGCCCTGCCAAGCGTCTGCCGCGCGTCTAGCGGCCTTGGCTATCTCCGGCATGGGTTTGATAGTCATCTCAACCGGAGCGTGCTTGAATGGCGTTTCAATGACTAAAACGCGCTTCACTATGCACCGCTCAAACCTGTATTCATCGACAAGCTTCGGGCCGCATTGGTCCAGCACCATGCCATTGAGCGCAAGCTGGACGTGACTGCCAGTCGTTATCATGTACAGCGTGTCCGGCCTTGTGTGGTTCTCGACAAAGTATTTCACTGTCTTGCCTTTGCCAGCAAACAACGTGCCGCCTCCAGCTGGTACGGTTGAGTGCCACTTGATGCCAAGCTTGTCTAGGGCTGGCCCTTGGTGGCATGTGAAGGTTGCGCCTTTCCAGCGTCTGCCGTAATTGCCAACGCTTGCGAATGTGTTCCAAGCGCGGGCAAAGCTGACGCCTGCGGCGACTGCCAAGGCAGTAACGCCACAGTTAGGGCCAGACCGTGCGTCCGCTGGTAATTTGAAATGCGGGCTCATGTTACTGCACCACTTTTGAAAAAGTGAAGTTCCAGCCCTGAATGCGTATCATCTGCTGTTCGTCATGGCAGAAAGCGACAACGATGTCATCGAGGTCTGCATCTGGTGCTATTGATAAGTGAAGCTCATCGGCTCCGAATGTTTCAGCAAAGTATTCTGTCCATCCGGTGATTTGTTCAGCTGTCTTGTTCATTGCACTGCCTCCTGTTGTGCGTTGCTTATGATTGCAATGTGGGCAGTGAATGCGGCAAGAATGTGGCAAGAGTAAGGTTTTTTGCCTAGATTGTTGCCTTATTCATAGAAAAGTTTACACTGAGCGGCATGGATGCGTTGCGGCTAAGTGATTGGATTGTATGGGATGGATGGATTGTTTTGAGTGTCTGCACACACTCTATATACATAGTCTATCGCGCGGCACTGTACGCCGAGCCTATCATAGTGTGGCAAAAATGCAACAGTGTCTCTTTTTTGCAACAGGTACCGGGGGACTATTTTAAAGGCATGCACCCCAGCAAGTCGGTGCCGCTTCGATATGTATTAAATATATGTTCTGCACACACGGAGAAAGCATGACAAAACTCACGACCTACACAACACGGCAAATCATAGCCGACCTTGCAGATGGCTTTACGATGGTAGATGCCTGCAACCGTGCGGGCGTTTCTAGGCAGGCTCTGTACAAGCGCATGAAGCGCAGTGAGGAGCTTGACGCTGCGGTACGCACTGCACAGCAGTACAGTGCGGAGAAAGCGCTAGAGGAGCTTGATAAGCTGTATGACGATGCCCTTAACAAGCGAAAGGACTATGACCCGCATGTGCTGCGTGATTATGCCAATCATGTGCGATGGAAGGTGCAGAAGATTATACCGGAGCGCTTTGGTGAACAGAAGAACAAGGCTGGCGTTGAGGTGACTGACGGTGGCATACGCATTATGTGGGAAAGCTAATGGACGTAAAGATTCCGTATAGGCCTCGTGCGCTCCAAGCTGAAATGCACAACAGCCTGAAGCGCTGGAATGTCTTAGTGATGCATAGACGCTTTGGCAAGACTGTATTCGCGGTTAATCAGCTAATAAAAACCACGCTTACTTGTCCGTTGCCAAGGCCGCGCACAGCGTTTGTTGCGCCTACGTTTGCGCAGGCCAAGCGTATTGCTTGGGATTACGTTAAGTTTTATGCGTCTGTCATTCCCGGCGTTACGTTTAATGAGACAGAACTGCGTGCTGACTTTCCGAATGGGGGGCGGTTAATGTTGCTGTCGGCTGAGAACCCGGATGCCCTTCGTGGTATTTACTTGGATGAGTGCATTTTTGACGAGTTTGGCATGCAGAATCCAAGGGTATGGGGGGAAGTTGTACGGCCTGCGTTATCTGACAGACAGGGCTCGGCTTGTTTTCTAGGCACGCCAGCTGGTCACAACCATTTTTTTGATTTGTTAGACACGGCGCGGGGGCAGATTGCCGAAGGCTCTGAAGACTGGTATTTTAAGATTTGTAAGGCTAGTGAGACTGGCATTGTTAAGCCAGAGGAACTAGATGCTGCCAAGGCACAGATGACGCCTGAACAGTATGAACAGGAATACGAGTGTTCCTTTACGGCGGCTATCATCGGGGCGTACTACGGCAAGCTGCTGAGTGAGGCTGAAGAAGCTGGCCGCATAACCAGAGTTCCTTACGACCCTATGTATCCGGTGCATACGGCTTGGGATTTGGGTATTAACGACTCAACAGCCATATGGTTTGCGCAGATATTCAGAGGCGGTGCGGTAAATGTTATTGATTATTACGAGAGTTCTGGCGTTGGTCTCGACCATTATGCAGATATACTCACAAAGAAAGATTATAATTACGGCGACCACCTCGCTCCTCACGACATTGAGGTCCGTGAGTTGGGCTCAGGTAAAAGCCGCTTGGAAACGGCGTTTTCGCTCGGAATCAGATTCAAAGTGATTCCTAAGATGAAGGTAGCTGACGGCATTAACGCGGCGAGGATGATGCTACCTAGATGTTATTTTGACCGTGACAAGACAGCGGAAGGGCTGGATATGTTACGCCAGTACAGGCAAGAGTGGGATGACAAGAAAAGAAGCTTTAGAGACGCGCCCCGGCACGACTTTACCAGCCACGCCGCAGACGCCTTCCGTTACCTTGCAATCGGGCTTGAGAACCGGACAAAAATGGTTCGGCCTCCACAGGCGGTTGCAGATAACGCTTACAACCCTTTTCAGCATTGATTTGAGCAAGCCATGATGATGGATTATGAACAGTTTCACTATGACACGGCTTCCATGATGATGGATTACAGCCAGTATCACAGGAACTATTCTTGGGCTGACAAGCGAATGTACTTAGAACCGCCCTTGGCTATGGGTAATTATATATTTGGTGTAGACTCCGAAGCGACACCCTATTTGTTTGCTACTTGGGCCTTCCCGGAAAAACGACATGTGGACGAATATATTGAAACAGGTAAGTTCCCGCCTGCCGCTTGGCGTGGTGATGGCGATAGTCCTTGGGTTGTTGATTTTATCTGTTTTGGGGGTCGTCAAGGGATAGTCGAGGGCTTTAGGTCTTTGAAAGACATTTTTATTCAAATGGGTTATATTGACTGCTATTGGCTACGAACGGAGACTGGCAAGGTCGGTTTCCACAAATTGAAGGAGTTCTAAGATGGGTTCAGGTGGAGGCACCAGTGGGGGCGGTGAACAGCTAGGTTATAGGCCCAGCGAAAAGAAGCGCTCACCAATAGTTTCTGTTGGCAAGCCTACAGCTAAGAAAGCGCCGTCACAAGCGCCGGGGCTGGGGATGTCACCGGGCCAATCACAAGCTATGTTTGGCACTACAAAGTACGCTGGCTTAACTATGGCTGAACCAAAAGCCCCACCAAAAGAGCCGTCTGTAAGAGACTTTGCTACCCCAACGGATACGCCGACAAGAGCCAAGACGACAAAACCAGACACCAGTGGGTTTACCAGAGAAGAACGCGAAATGCGTGCGCCACAGCGGGGGCTTTCGCCGGGTGATGTTTTGGCGACTATAGGCACTAGCGGCTATGGGCAACAGGCCGCAGCAAAGCTTGCTGGCACAACAAAGGTTACAAAAGAACAGCTGGGCGGGTTAGCAACACGCGCAAATATTGGGCAGCTACCACCCGGAGAAGTACAGGTGCCGGGCATGGGAACGGCTGCATTAAACTTGTTAAATCTTGCAGGCAAGGCCACGGCTAAAAGCATTCTTGATAAGATTATTGAAGGCGGCGACCCTGTAACGAATGAGCGTGGTGATGTTGTCGGCGCAGTAACTGAGGGCGCAGTCAAAGGAACGCAAGTATACACAGGGCAATCACAGTTTAACCCATTTAAAGGCGATGGGTCAAAGCAAGAGCCAGAGCCAGTGTCAGAGTTAGCAGCCCCAGTTGTAGAAGATGTGGAAGAAACAACACTGTTATCGCCTACTAAGAAACGTGGTAGGGGTACTCGTTTTAAAAAGCTTACTGGTGACACCCTGCTGGAAGGCCAAGGCGTGCTTGTTAGCGATAGGTAGTGATATGGCAATCGAATATGATGAAAACGCATATTTAAGTCTTGAGGGTGTAAATACCACCCCTATTGCTTTTGAACCTAAGTTTTCAAAGGGTCGAGAAGAAATTCTTGATTACATTAGTAGTATTGAGTCAGAACGCCAAATCGCAACAGAACTTAGCACCGATGGAAAGAACACCGCTGGGCTTTTTCATATTCGTATGACTACATTTCAAGACTTGATGCAAAGCCCTAAACTTCGAGAATTTATTGAAAGTGTGCCTGAGTTGGCAGCTTTTTCGACTAAAGAACAAGCACCAGACAACACTGAGAACAGATTAAATTTTGCACGGTTGATGGCAGCACAGCCTGCTTTAGAGCGTGAAATTGCGGCTATGTATACACATCGGCTAGATGAGTTGTTTGCCAAAAAAAGCACTCGCAAAGACGGTGTAGTAAATTTGCCAATAGACACACAAGCATTAGAAAAGAACCAAAGAGATGCGTTATATTGTTTTGCTTATAATGTTGGCGCAAACACACCGAATTTAAGGCGGTCTGTTTACCACTACCAAAATTTACCAGACAACCACCCGCATAAACAAAAAATGTGGGATGAAGGCGTTGGCAATATGACGACAGATAACCCTCAAGGTGGCAACGCTAAACGATATATTGGGTGTCAAATGTTAGCAACGGAAGGCATTTATAAGCCAATGGCAGAGATACTTGAAGAAAACAAAACCAGCGCTGCAATGATTGCAAAGGTTAAAAAAAACGAGGCGGTTGCACAAACAATGTTTGCAAATTTTGAAGCCGCTGTCGCAACAGCGCCGCGAATAGCAATGCAGGAGCCAGAGTTCCCGCCAGAAGCGACTTACCCATAGGAGACAGCCATGAGTTTTCTGACCCCTAAAATGCCAACACCACCTCCACCACCTCCCCCGCCACCAGAGCCGGATATTGGGAAAGCTAAAGCTTTGGCTGAAGAAGCTATGGCAGGC